GCATCATCAGCAACATCAAACTCTGCATCTTGAGAAAGTGCAGAAGAAGAAAGTCCAAAATAAGCATCATATCCAGAGTTGGTGATGATAAAACTTTTCAGTTTCTTCCAATCATTTTGAATCACTTCATATTGCTTATCACTTTGATTGTGATAAAGACTAATGAAACGATTTGCATTTCGTCCTTCAAGAACACGAATACCAATAAAGTTTACTGAAGAAAACTTATCTTTCAGGTTGCGAAGAAGAACTTCGGTAAATTGATGATACCCATAATCAAACTTATAGGTGATGCCAAGTTTACGATCCCTAAGAAAAGTTTTATCTGGATGAATGCCACGAGTACCAATACAAGGATCGGACTCATAACTACGCTTCACTTCAACGTGATATGGGGGATAGTTTGCTTCTCCATCAGTAAGTACAATACATTGAACTTTCTGAAGTTTATTTTCTCGTTGAAATTTAGGAAGAATTTGATGAAGACTCATCAGTGCTTCATTCAGAGGAGTTCCAGAAAGAGCCAAGCGATTTGAATATGTGTATTGAGCACGATAAGAATCTCCGAAACAAACAGCAAGACGCCAAACATTAAGCATTTGATGTTCCAACTCTTTACCAGAAACTTTACTGGTAAGAAGATTCATCAAAGCAAAAGTTTCTTCAACTTGAATCAACCCTTCTTTCTTTTCATAGTGAGGAGTACGATCTGCTGCCCCATAACATTGAGTTTCATAATCATATTCACCTCGTCGCCATTCGTTTGTAAAAGCATAAACCTCAAACGGAATTGCAACTTTTTTACAGAACCAAACAAGATTGAAAAGTTGTTTGCAAGTATCTTGAATAACGTGAGACATAGATCCACTCCAATCTAAAATAAAAATCAATCCGTGATTTTTACCATCGGGAATAACAGAAACTTTCTTGAACAAATCTTCAGTATATTTGTAGGAATGAAGACGAGCAGTATCAAGAACACCTGTTCTGGCTGTCGTAGCGCGGGCATAAGAATCTGCTGCTTTACGACACTCAAACTCTTTAACAAGATAGTTGACTTCTTTTTGAGAAGAAAGTTTAAACTTCTTATAATCTTCATCGGCATATTTAAACAGATTAACGCGATCCCAACCTCGCTCATCACACATTTCATCATGCTTTTTTTGCTGATGATTGAAAGATCCATCAATATCTTTATGAACCTCAGAATTTTTACCAATCACAGTGTCAAGATTGACTTGAGGAATCTCAACATAAACATTTTCATAACCATCATAATTTACCAAATCACGAATTTTATCTTCTAAAGAGTCTGCAGTGCGAACTTCAGGTTCTTCTTCACCATTGGTAGTATTTTGAACTTCATCACCTTGAGCAGTCCCCCCATAAGATTCGTCAGGATTTGGTTGCGAGTCATCACTCTCTCCTTCTTCCTCAGAAGGGGAGTTATCAGTCTCATCAATTTCGCCAGGAGAAGACTGAGATTCTCCCTGAATTTGATGCGAATCAAAATCGAAAACTTTCTGTTGTTGCTCCTTTTCTTTTTTACAATACTTATAAAGTTCTTCTGCAGCAATCAAAACATCAGCAAAAGTTTCAGTTTCTGCTATTAGATTAATAATCTCCATCTCTTCACCACGCTCAATAGGAACGTTAATAAAGTTACCAACCTTGAACCACAGATTTGCACGATCTGCAAGATTAAACGAAGAAATATCCTCTTCTTCTAGCTGAAAAAAATCTTCTTCATTAAGTTCTTTATACCCATTAAAGAAAGTTTTTGCAAGTCCCAAGTACTTGCGTTTCATCAACTTTTCAATACGAGCATCCTCGACAACATTCACAAACTGGGAAGGAATCTTTGCAGTTTGAGTCCAATCTTCATCTGGCGTAAAAAGTGCATGTCCAACCTCGTGTCCAACGAGCAAGTCATACACAAGTCCACTTGCCTTTTCCCAAAGAGGAAGAGTCAGTACACGAGTGTGAACATTAAAACAAGCGGTAGAAACTTGCTTATGCTCTACAACCAAATCTTCAGTGGCAAGAAGTTTGGCAAGTTGGGATTTGATTTCGTGACGAACAGGCATTGATTTCTTTTCGTATGAACCCATAATACGACGAAACCCCCTTTGAAGGGGGGTTCATGTGACGCTTTTTAAACTGGGCAAGTCGTGCTTTTGCTTGCCTCAAGGCTTGTGGTTTAAGTTTCCTTTTCTGATCCTTCTTGGAGTGGTGTTGCCAGTTGGGAGTGTTCATCTTTCTCCGTGAGTGAATCTATCCATTCACTTATTTTATCAACTAATCTATCTAGCCAATCTTTTTCTTGTTCCACTTAAGTAACTGTCCAATCAATAACGGTTCTAATTTTTTGGTTATATTTCCAGACTTCTTTCAGAATCTCAGCATCTACTCCATTAGATTCCATTTGAATTATGAGGGAATTTATATCTTTTGGAAAGCAAGTTCCACCAAATCCTCTATCACCATCAACACCAGGAACTTTAGAATGGGATTTACCAATCCTACTATCAGAAATAATTCCAGCACAAACATTGTCATAGTTCATACCAAGATTTTGGCAGAGATCATATACTTTATTAAAGTATGCAACCTTTAAAGATAAGAAAGTGTTTGAAAAATACTTGATAGTTTCACTTTCATCTGAGCTTGTTATAATATTAGGTATATGTGGAAATACACTTTCAAAAAAATCTACAAATTTTTCACATAATTCTTTTTGTCCACCAACAATATTTCTTTCAGAATTTTTAAAATCTTCAACGGCATTTCTTGCAGTGAGAAATTCTGGATTGTGAATGACTTTAAATTTTTTGGCGTATTTTTTTGTAGTCCCGATTGGAACAGTTGATTTAATCACAAATGTTCCATCAACAACATTCAAAATATTCCGGAAAAAAGAATCCAAAATAGAAGTATCACATTCTCCCGTAGACTTCATAGGAGTTGGCAAACAAACAAAAATAAATTTTTGTTTTAGAACTTCTTCTAAAGAATTGAGAGATCTATTCTCATCAACATCAAAAACTTTACAAGAAACTTTTTCTTTAAAATTCTGATGTACAGCGTTTCCTACAAAACCATTTCCAACAATTCCAATCATACAGCCATCCTACTAAAACCTTTAACTTTTTCAAATCTTATGACACTTTCAAATTTATCTTCCAATCCTGTTTTATGAGAGATAACAAAAATATTAGCATCTTTAATCACATAACGGATAATTTTAAGAAACTCTTCGGTTCCAAATCCATCAAGTGAAGAATCAAAAACCTCATCCATAATCAAAAGGTTTGTATTCACAGAATTTTTCATTCTTGCAACTTCTCTCCAAGTAAAGAGAAGTGATAAATCAATTCTCATTTTTTCACCTTCACTGAATGAAGCATAAGAAAAATCTTCATGAATTGGTGACTGGACTGTTTCATTAAACTCTTCATCAAGAGTAAAATTAATATAGAAGTCCATCATTTGAAGATAACGATTGACTTGCTGATTAATTAGAGGAAGATACTTCTTGATGATTTTAGATTTTACTCCACTATCTTTCAACAAGCTATAAGTAAAATCATAATAGTTAATTAGATCTTTTTTAGAAGCAAGATCATCATAAGTAGATTTTAAACTATCTTTGAAGATTTCTAATTTCTCATGTTCAGAATTTCTGTTTGCAAGGTTCTCGGTAAGAGTTTGAATTTCTGATTCAAGATTTTGGATTTGTCTTCGTAATCCATGAATCTTAATATTGTTTTGAGAAATGCCATTCGTTAGTTTTGAAATCTCCTTCGATAAATTATTGAATTGACGCTCTCTCTCTTCTTCCTCTTTAATTGCCTCCTCCAGTTCTTGATAACCAGATTGCAACTCTTTTGCTTTATTTTGAGCGTCTTCAATCTTATTTATTCTGAAAGCGTCATCAATTTCTTGAGTACAAGTGGGGCATACCGTATTCTCAGTAAAAAATTTGTGTTCTTCACTAATTGTAGAAACTTTTTGCGATATCTTACCTTTAAGATTTACCAATTTACGAAGTTTCTCTGCGTACCCAGTAATCTTATCTTGTTCATGAATATATTCACGAAGAGGTTCTTCTAAAGAAGAGTTCTCTTCCACATAATTAACAATCTCAGTATCTAAATTGGCAATTTTTTCTTTATTGGCATTAATATTGGCATTTCCACGGTTTTCAAGTTCTTCAATAAAGTTCTGCTGCATTTTAACTTTATCAAGAAAAGACTCTTTCTTAAGTTCTAAGACTTTAATATCTTCCCGAAGCAAACGAATTTTCTCTTTAATCAAAACATTCATAGAAGAAAAGATTTTAATATCAAGTAAATCCTCAATTACTTCACGACGATGAGCAGCTGGAAGTTGCATAAAAGGAACAAAAGTACTACTACCCAAAATTACAATCTGAGTAAAAGACTTATAGTTCATTTTAAGAACATTTTGCTCCAACCATTTTTGCTGATCCAATGCTGCAGCAGATTGATCTAAAGCTGCACCATTTCTCCAGATTTCAAAAATAGCGGGTTTAATTCCTCTTATAACTTTCCATTCAACATTACCTACCGAAAACTCAACTTCAACTTTACAATCCTTTTCATTTACTGTATTAACAAGTTGAGGTTTATTGATTTTACGAAAAGGCTTTCCAAACAAAGAAAAAGTAAGAGCATCAAGAATAGTACTTTTCCCAGCACCATTAGTACCAATAATTAAGTTGGTAGAATTTTGCGTGAAATCAACTTCAGTGTATTGGTTACCGGTTGAAAGAAAATTTTTCCAACGAATAGTTTTAAATAAGATCATAATCAATGTTAGGAGGAATTACAATGTCATTTTCAGTGATTACTGTATATTTGTAATCATGTATTTCACAAGCCTTTATCATAACATCATCTTCAACTTCAATCACATGCATTTCAGGATATCCATCTTCCTCTAACATCATAGCATATCTTACAGCGTCATCCTCTTCTTCAAAAATATAAACAATCTGTTCTCCTTCATCATCTGTTACAGAATAGGCACCTTCTTTCTCTCTACCATTAATTGTTAGAATAAACATTAGACTAACTCACAAGCTTCTTGATAAATTTCTTGAATCATTTTTTGGACGATTGATTTATCAAGATTAATTTCTGCCTCTTCAATATATCTGTTCAAGATGGATAAAGTATCTTCCGATTCAAATGCTTCAAAATCTTCAAGTTCTTGAACTGCAAAATTTTCAATAATTTTTAGTTCTGCAATGCTAGAAGCATATAACTTATCAATAAATTTTTCAAACTTTTTGATATCAGTTTTTTTTCGAACAATAACTCTTACAATTTTATTTTCATATTCTCTTGTATCAAAAGTCTGATAATCCGTATCTTCATAATAAATGTTATAAAACAAACGATAAGGATTATTGATTGCAGTTTTTTCTAAAGTTTCTGTATCAAAAATATGAAATCCTCTTTCATCATTTACATCATTCCAGAACATTTCATAAGGATTTCCCAGATAAAAAACTGTTCCATTATCAGAACGAGTATGATAATGTCCCGAAAAAACAAGTTTGAATTTATTAAATACTTTACTTTCTAATCCGTGCTCCATTACGAGTTGTTTATTAACTCTAAATCCTTGAAGTTCAAGATGTCCCATCGCACATTTGGATGATGACTTTTGAATCATCTTGAGAGTATTCTCTTCATTTTCTTGGTTAATCCAGGGTATAAAAAGAACATTCAATTTATCAAGTTTAACTTCTATTGGTTCAGAATATACAGTTACATTATCATACTCACGAAGCAATAAATCTACAGCATTCACTTCATTAGTGTTTTTGTAGTAGGCAGTATGATTACCAACAATTGTATGAACAGTTACTCCCATTTGTTGGAGTCTATCATAATAATTATTTTTTGCCCAAGAAAGAGCAGAAAAATCAATACCTTTACGACTATCAAAAGTATCACCCATATCAATAACTGTAGTAATCCCGTACTGTTCCAGCGTCGGGAAAAATACATTATTATAAAACTTTAGAAAATAATCGTGAAAGAGTTTAGAGTTCTTTCGTGCTCCAAAGTGTTGATCTGTAATGATAGCAACTTTCATCAGTAACGAAGTTTGGAGTGTACGCCGTCTTTGATGCTATTATAGTCGGAATAGTTCCCGCCGTCAATAGTGTTATCATCCGCAAACACTTCAGAAAATCCAGATCTTTCCAAGATTTTGTTTTTAATTTCCAGTTGACGTTTTTCTTTTCCAATTCTACGGACAAACGCATAATGAATAATTTGCGTAAAGTATGCAAAAGGATTTTGGGACTTTTGTGGATCAAAATTATGCACGTACTGAACGCAATTCTCAATTCCATCAGAAATCATATCTTCCTTAAACATATAATTTACAAAATTGGGTTTAAAGGAAAGATGATTTGCAATCTTCAGGAAACACTCTCCAATGTAGCGAGGAATGGGAGGCTTTGGTTTGTCCTGAAGACGTGCAATTTCAATATCTTCACGATACTTAATCAGTGCTGCAAGAAACTCTTTATTGTTAACGTAATGCTCTGATCTTTTTTTCCTGATCATGACTGCTGTTGTTATCATTAGTTTTGTTCATTATTATCTAGAGATTATAACACTTTCATCAATGGTTGACAAGGTTGCTCCAAATCAGTATAATAACCTTTGTGGAGGTTGAAAAGATTGGTTTAGCTTCTTTTAAAGAGCTTCTCTAGAATATCTTTAGCATCATTTACAGTAGATATATATCCCATTTTTCTGTCTATCTTATAATTATTTCCCTTGTTTCGTGAATGACGAACATACGATTGATACATCATTATCATTTCTACATCATATGACTCCGACATTGTGAGCACGTCATCTAAGTTTATAATAAACATATCTTCTTTTGTTGTTTTCAACCAAGGTTCTAGTTTATATGCTGATATACCATTTCTAGATTTTAACTCAGAAATGATAATTGGATTAGAAATGATCAGAAGAGTTCTATCTTCTTCTTCAGAAGCCGCTACTTTGGCAAAGAGTTCTTCACCTGATTTTAATTTTAACGTTGCATAAAAGTCGTCTTCAATTCCCATTTTTTTTAATTTGTATTGTTATTATGTCATAATTGAAATTTTCTTCATTATAGATTTTTATTCTTTCAATGAGGTGATTTAGAGTATAATTTTTTCTTGAATTATAAGTGCAATCGTCAGCGATATCGTAAAGTGTTGCTTTTACTTTGTCTTTTCCTTTTCTAAGAACTCTTCCAATGCTTTGAAGATTTCGGATTCTGGATTTGCTTGGCGAGGCGAAGATAACATTATGGAGATTTTTAATATTGATACCAGTAGAAAAAGTTCCATATGATGCAACAATAATCGCATTGTTTTCTCTTTCAGTAATCTCTCTGACTAATTCTCTTTCCTCTGCATCAACTCCGCCATGTACAAAAAATACTTTACGATCATCTCGCTTATTATTATTTATCTTTTCATAGAGTATTGCTCCATGTGCTTCCACTCTCGAAAAGAGAATCAAAGTATTTCCTTTTAAATCTAAAGCAAGATTTCGAATAAAATTACTTCTCTGATCGTGAGAAATCAAATATTGTATTTCATCTTCATAAGTTTCAAATTTTTGTGGAGGATGTTTGAGAACAATACATTGAATATCTAACTGAGAAAGATGTCCTTGTCGCATTAATTCATCAGTTTTTGTAACTTTATATGATGGGCCGAACAGTCCTTCTAAAACCCATTTGTGAGTTTGAGTTCCATCCAAAGTTCCTGTAAAACCAAATCTATACTTTGCATGATGAAGTTTAGTCATGATTTGTATTAGTGACTTACTCTTGAATAAATGAGCTTCATCACCTATAATGACACCATACTCCTCAAAGAATGAACGTTCTAGTTTGTATACGGATTGCCAGGTTGTAATCGTAACTGGATATTCATTTGTTCTCTCTCTTCCAGAATAAATGCGATGGCAATATGACTCAGCATCCCAACCATAATCTTGGAAATCCTTGTACATCTGCTCTACCAAAGATGTCGTTGGAACAACTAGAAGAATTTTTTGTCCTTTATCTACGTAATACCTTACGAGGGAATAAATCATCAAGGATTTTCCTGAGGCTGTGGGTGATATCAATAATTTTCGGTTATGTCGTAGAGCGTCGTATACTCCCTCTATTTGATACTGTCGTGGAGAATGAGTACAAATAGATTGCATATAATCTTTTACGCCTTCAAAAGATATATCATCACTGATTTCAAAAGGTTGTCCGTAGAATTTATTATTTTGAAATTCGTAAGTATACCCGTACTGATCACAAAAATTTACAATTTTATCTAAGAGTCCAACATAAATTTGTTTGGATCTTGTGTCATATAAATGAATTTCTCCATTCCAATTTCTGCCACGATACTGTGGCATGAATTTTGCATTTGGAACTTCAAACTTAAAATGATCTCTTAGCTCATACTCAATATGAGGTTCTGTATCAATTTTAAGAAATACTTCGTTTGATTTTGTTATTACAAGATTTGCTTTCCTGTCACTCACGCATCTTCATTCATCTATGAATATTTATTTACCCTAGTCCAGCGTTAAATCTCATAAATTCGATTGAATTTTTGATTTGATATGTTCTGTTCTGTATCATCTTAAGAATGCTTTCGATATACACTAGCATGGTATCGTAGTAATCTATTTTTAAAGATACTGTCGAAAGTTTCTCATCTGCATCAAGATACTTTTGCATAGTATCTTTATCTCTTATTTTTTTGGGGAAAGGATTTTCTACGTAAACTTCTGGATCAGATTTTCCAGAATAATATTCATAACGTTCATGTCGAATATTTCTTTTTTGTTGTTCTGCTTTTTTTCTTAGAAGAAAAATGGTGTTATAAAGATCAAAATATTTTGCATGAAGAACTGGAATATTTAAAGATTCCGTATGTAAATTGTCGGGATCTATTTTTGAATCTTTTTCCCACATTTCTTGAATTTTATCAAGATCAACAGTCATATAGGAGTTCCACTTAAATCAGTTATATTGTAAATAGTATACTTGAAACTTACATCAGCTGTAAAGTATTGAACATCAGTTTGAGTTGCATCAAATGGAAGAGTCGATAAATTGTATGGAAATAAATCTTTAAACTTAACTTGAAATTTTGAAATCATAGAGCTATTCAAAATTTGCAAATTGCCATCTGAGTAAATTTGGGATGGACGATTTGCATATCTAGTTTCATTAATGGTTGCTTGTTTTTGCAAATCTCTGAACTGTTCAATTTTTTCTGGATATCCAAGTCCAGTTATCCAATTATGAATCTCCATATAATTTTCAAGGTTTTCATCAACTAAAAATTGCAGAGTTAAGTCCCCATAAACAATTTTATCTCCAGGCAAATCAATATCCTTTAGATAAGTTGGTTGAACAGCAATACCTAGATTTAAATCTGGAATATTTGCTCGATTGCAAAAAAATGCTACTTTAGGTGCTCTGTTTAAAGTAAACTTAAACCCTGTGGGTGATAAAAAATTTCTGTTCTCTATTTGAGTTGCCATTTTTCTAATTATTTAGAATAAAAAAGGGAGTCCCGAAGGACTCCCAAAAATTTATGTGAAAAGAATCACATGAGGTTCTTAACAGCAACTCTACGATAGTAGCGGTTCTGGTTAAGTGTGAGGTTACCAAGTCCTTGGGTAGTACCCTCGGCAAATGGGTTTGCAACCATGCCATAACGAGTCTTAAATCCAATTTTTGGCTGGAAGCTGTTCTCACCAACGGCACGTACCATTTGGAGAGGAACATAAGGACAATAGAAGAGTCCAGCGTCATAAGGTGAAGAACCCTTATAACCGATAACATAATATTGGTTTCCAGGAGTTGTGTTGCTGGAAGTTAAGTTTGCCGCATATGGATCAATATATACGCGGAACTTGCCCATCAAAGTACCAGCAAAAGTATTGCCAGTGTCATCAACAGATAGGTTAGCGTTAAGTGCAGGGGTATAATCAAGAACACCTGCCATGGTGAGAGCTGAAGCAACGTCTGCTGAGCAGATGATGGTGTTGCCCTTTCCACGACGAGTTCTCTGAGCGATTGCGTTTGCATCACGCTCGATTTGGAACAGAAGACCCTTGAACTTCTCAACGCTCCAACGTCCGTTTGAATCAACGTCAAGATCGAAGATTCCAGGAGTTGCAACGTTTTGAACGGCACCTTGCTCAGCAACCTTGTAGATGGTTCTGATAACTTCGCGGTTGATTTCAGCAAGAATCTCAGTTGAGAGAATGTTTGCTAATTCCGCTTCAGCGTTCAGTCCATGAATTGCCTTGAGGTCCTGAGCGAGTTCTAATGAGTACTCAGCTTTCAGAGCGCGTGACTTTGCAGTAACAGTGACTTTCTCGATCGAGAATGCCATCTGGTTGAATGCATCAGCACCAGCGCCATCAAGATTCTCTGCAGAATCAGTACGAAGACCTTGACCTACGTTGTATGGTGAGGGGTTGGTTGTTGCTGTACCAACTGGGTTTAGAACTGATGGATTGGATCCGCTCTGTGCGGTTGTACCGAAACCAACTGCAGTATCAGAGAAACCTGCGTTGTCGTCACGTCCAAATGGTTGTCCAGAGAATGCTGAATCAACTTCGTTGTAGAAGGTTTCAGTTCCGCTCTGATTGGTGTAACGTGAACGCATTGCGAAGATGAGTCCAGTAGGACCGCTCATTGGTTGAACACCGCAAATATCATAAGCGATGAGGTTAGGCATCGAACGACGGATCAATGAGATCAGTACGGGATCGAAACCTGCAGTTGGACCAGCAGCTGCGGCATTGCCACCGAAACCAGCAGCACCTGCGATGCTACCAGTTGAGTTGGTTGGAGCTTCAGTTAAGAATGATCCTGAGTGAGCAAATGCTTGCTCTTCTCTTAAAAATTTTTCTTGGTTTTCTAGCAGTACTGCGGTTACCGCTCTACGATGGGAATCTTTGATTTGATCAAGACCCTCATAGTTGAGGAGTGGTGCCCACTTTTCCTGCAATTGCTCTGAATGGAACATTTGCGTTTACCTTTGTAGTGTGACTGTTTGCGTTTGAATTATATTAAATTCAATTATTTGCTAAAGGATGAAAGAGTCTTCAGATAGGTTGCCATAGTCCCAGAAATTAATTCTGGAGATGATGCAAAACCTTCTGATAGATTTTCTGTTCTAGCTTTTGGAGAAACTGTTTTCGATGGGAAATATGCCTCCCTTAGAGTCTCCAATTTTTCACGATATTCTTCTTCACTTTCAAACTCAACACTTTCGGCAAGTGAAGCGAGCTTGTCTTTCTGAGTGTCTGCAAGACCTTCAGAAACTTGATCTAAAATCCCATCAGCAACCGACTCTGCGAGACGCTTGTTTAGGGAAACATTCTTCTCAATTTGCTCGTTGAGTTTTGTCTCCATGTCATCAAGTTTTTCTACCATGCTCTCAAGAACATCATATTTATCTTCAGGGATTGATACATAATGTGCTTCAAAAAGTTCCTTCATTCCTGAAAGGAATGATTCAGTCATTTCTGTCTTAAGTCCGTTTTCGATAACGAGTGCATTTTCTGCAATCCATTCATCGGCAACATACTCAAGATATGCATCTACACGCTCAGAAAGTGCTTCTTTGATTTCTTCAACTTCCTCAGCAAGAGCAACGGCATACTGCTCCTCAATTGCTTCTTTAATTTCAGAAACTTTTGAGCGTAGAGCAGCTTCAAAGATTGTACGTGCTTTCTCTTGGAATTCCTCAGAAAGTTCCTCACCAGCAAGAAGCGCATCAACATCTTCATCAATGTTGAATTCTTCCTCAACTTCTTCCTCGTCTTCGTCTTCGTCTTCGTCTTCTTCTACAGACTCATCCATTTTTTTCTTCTTATCACTTTCTTCTTTTTCCTCTTCGTCCTTTTCCTCCTCTTCCTCGTCTTCTTCCTCTTCCTCGTGCTTAGCTTCTAAGAGTTCTTCATCTTCATCATAATCAGAATCTTCTTTCATTCCTTCTGCTGGTTTTTCTCCCTTATTAAC